ACACTACCGTTAGTGATCCTGTTCCTGTTGTTGATACAGGAACATCCACAGTTATCGCTAACTCTGGAAAAACGCCTACTATGATGATCCTCCCTCGGGAGGGTTATGTAGCGGCTAAGAACCACGTATCGATTCTTGACCGCGTGAAGTACACTTCTTCTGATGTTTCTACTTCTATGCTTGCAGGTCTTTTCTCAGTTAGCGAACTTCACATTCCTACTGCTGTTCAAGATACCGCTGCTGAAGGTGTAGCATCTTCGATCAGCAACATGTGGGGAGATATCGCATTTCTTGGATGGAAGCCGGCAGCACCTGGACCTAAAACTCCAAGCTGTGGTTATACGTTCATGCGTAATGCGCCTCGAACTCGTTCTTGGTTCGATGAAGAGCGTAATTCGACAGCTATCGAGGTTGAGATTAAATTTCAACCCAAAGTTGTTGCCTCATTGACAGGCTACTTAATTAAAGACATTCTCTAATTAGTATTCCCGTTTTTGCATTGGCCCTGGGTTAGCGTCCCCAGGGCCATCCTTTGAGAAGGGAATGCCGAAGGAGTAAAAATGTCAGAATTGGATAATGCTTTAGATTCATTAGTCGGTGGCGAAGAAATCAAACCGCAAGAAAAGGCTCAGCAAACTAAAGCTAAGCGTACAGAAAAAGCTCAAGCTAGTGATCATATAGAATTAATTAAAAAGCTCAGTGAGAAAATTTCCGCCCTTGAAAAGCGCCTTGAGGAAAAAGAAAAGCAAGAGGCTGGAAACCCTGCAAATGAATGGGCAAAGCAATTAGCTAAAGAAAAAGCAAATCGTAAAGCCAAGCCTTTTAAAACTATCTACTCCGTCAAGGATGGCAAGGTCGTTAAAATCGATGTTAAGACAAATGGTGCTTACCAATCGTATATCGGTAACGCTAAAAAGCAGAAAAATCAGATCGTGCCTTTAATTACTCAGTGGAAAAAAGAAGGCGTCTGGGTTGAGGAATATGATCTTGAAACAACCATTAAAGAAATCATGTTAGAGCTAAATATTCAGGGAGAATAATCGATGGGTATTTATTGCACCCTAACCAGCATTCAAACTTTAATGATCGGAACGGATTTCGATAGTCTGACATCCGCTCTTTGTACGAAGATGATCACGCATGCTGAGAATGAGGTTAATAAATACCTTTCCAAAAGATACGATCTTACAAGCACTACTTTTCAAACTACGACTTCAATTCCGCCTTTAGTGACTAGCCTTTCTGAAACTCTGACAGAGGGTTATATGTATCAGCGGATGAGTCGTGGTACTAAAGAGGGAATGGGCCGTGGAAAAGATTTAATTAAACAGGCGACTGAAAACCTGCAAGCGATCGTAGATTATAAAATGCATCTCGTCGACACCGCAGGATCTTTGATTGTTGATTCTAGCGACACCGCTTCTCGAGTCCTTTGCAATACCGATGGATATTCCACGACCTTCGATGAGGATGATGAGCTTTCATGGAAGGTTGATTCTGATAAGCTTGATGATATCGAGGCAGGGCGTGACTAATGGCCGGAGAAGTAGAGTTTCAAGATGAAGGGATTCAGGCTCTACTGACTGATCTAGCTGATCGTCTAGCTCAAATCGAGGATGGAAATCGAAAATACGGCGGCCTTTTATCTGCTAATGTTTTTCGCGATATTATGGATCACTTCGAACAGCAAGAAGGCTCCGAAGGTAAGTGGAAACAGTGGTCGTTTTGGTATACGCAGCAAATGGAAAAAAACGGTAAAGGCGGCAATAAGATTCTCCAAGATACCGGTCGCTTAAGACAAAGCTTTAAACCTCAGAATTGGCGTTCAGTGAAAAATGGTTATCTTTGGTTTAATAACGCTCAGACAAAGAGTGGATTTCCCTATGCTGCTGCCCATGACGAGGGCGGAGAGCGATTGCCAAAACGTGATTTTATGTGGCTCTCAGATAACACTATGGAAGAAATAGCAGTCCAAACCCTTTTATTTTTGATGGATGAGGAAGGTCAATAATGGCTACTAGAGCGGCTCTCAATACGATTAAAGCTAATTTGAAAACTCTTTTTGATAGTGCCAATACTATGACCGCTAGTCCCATTGATCTATCATCTGATTTAACTAGGAGGGTTCAAAAAGTCCTTACCGTACATCCTGTGATGATTCCAATTCAGGCCTCTCATTATCCTTATGTGACATCATATATTGCTGAGAAACCTATCGAAGGCGACCAGATTGCAAAGGATCAACTTAATCCAAAAAGAAAATCTAAGGTTCAAATCGACGTAGTCGGTGGAGTATGGAATCAGAATGTGACCGATGTGACTAAAGATAATGCCGATAGCGATATTAATTATTTGATGGAGAATATAGAATTAATTCTTAGATCAGATCCAACTTTAAGTAATGCAGTTAGTTGGCAGATTCCTAGAAATTGCCAATACTATTCAAATATGGTCGATTCAAATAGTCATATAAGAATTGGAATATTAAGAGTCGAAGCGATGATTTTTTACTAATGAGGGAATATGAACGATCAACAAATTAGAGATCAATCAGAATCAGCGATAAAACAATGGGGTGAACAATGGGAACGTCATTGTCAAATTCACTCTAAAGATCCTCAAGTTACTAATTCACTTATGGACTTTGGTGCATCTGGTATAGGAAAAGCTATTCTTCTTTGTGCCAATGGTTACTCTCTTGAAGAAAATATTAAAACTATCAGACAAAATCAGAATGGTGTTGATATTATTGCTTGTGATAAAACCTTGGGACACCTTATTGATAATGGTATTAAGCCAAAGTTTTGTTTAGTATGCGATGCTAATGTTGATTATGATCGTTATTTAAAACCATTTGAGAATCAACTCGATGAGACTATTCTCTTAATTAATGTCTGTGCAAATCCTCAATGGTCTCAGAATGGAAATTGGAAACGAAAATACTTTTTTGTAAATAAAGATATATTAGATAGTCAGATTAAATTTAGTAAAATCAGCGGTTGCACTAACTTCATTCCCGCAGGAACTAATGTCTCCAATGCCATGCTCATCATGCTCACTCAATGTGATAATCAGGGAAAGCGTAATTTCTTTGGCTATGATAAGTTTCTTCTGATTGGATATGACTATTCATGGCGCCATGGTGGAAAGTATTATGCATTTTCTCAAGATGGTGATGGTAAGGCTGATTACATGAAGCATCATTATTGTCTAACTCTAGACCATGATTGGGCCTATACTTCAGGGAATCTTTTATTTTCTGCTCAATGGCTTGAGAAATATATGTCAGTTTTTAAACTACCAGTTATTAATTGCAGTAAAAAAACAATTCTTCATCAAACAAAATTTGGTGAATTGAGAGAACAAATGCAATACAATTTCAAACATGAGGATTCTAATAGGGTCAGAGCAATTTGTTTAGATCTAGATAGAGTAATAAAGCTTAAGCAGAGACTCGATGCTGAGTTAAAGCAAATAGAGATTGAACATCATAGAGCCGTGATGGTAAGTATTTAGGGGGATTAAATGGGAGTAGGTCAAGGTCACTTAGTAGGTAATTTATCTTATCTAGCCGTTGGTCGAGAAGTTACTTATGGCACCTATGCCAGTTGTACTGCCGGATTAAATTTCTTAAGTGCAAATTTTAAGACAGTTAAAGAGACTAAAATCTTAGAAGAAATTCAAACCTCTAGAACGAATTCTAATGCGATCTCTCTTGGTAAAATAGTTACTGGAGAAGTTGAGTTTTATTTCTCTCCAATTAATACCGCTTGTAATTTGGTGGTGGAACTGTTAGCTCAGCAACAGCAACAGGTGAAACAGTAGGTGGAGCAGGATTTACTCATACCGTTTCGATTAATAACTTTCTTACAACTTATTCCTCTCTAGCTTTTAATCAACGTAAGGGACAAGCTACTGATGGTAAAATATATGAGTATTCTGGATTTAGAGTTAATGAATTAACCTTCTCAGCAGAACTTGATGAAGCATTAAAATGTTCTGCATCTATGATAGGTAAAGATTCAACTATTACAGCTAACGATGTTTCCTCGGCTATTTCGACATTAACTCAAGTTCCTTTAAGCTTTATTAATGGTCGATTCTCAGTAGAAACAACTCCAGGAAGTTTAACCTCTACTTCATATTGGAATGTTCAAAGCTTTGAGTTTAAAATTTCTAATAATCTTAATTCCGATTCAGGGGCGCGCCGAATTGGTAGCGATACCCTGCAAGTTCTCCCTGCTGGAATGGCTTCATTTGAATTAAAAGCGACAATTAGATTTGATACCACAACTGCGTACGATGCTATGATGAATGGTACACGATTGGCTGCTGAGTTTGAATTTGTCGGGAACACGATGAGCACATCGGTGATTCGAGAGGGAATTAAATTAACAATGCCTTATGTATTGGTGAGTGATGCTGGAGATCCTGAGATCGGTGGACCAAATGAAGTATTAACTTCAGAGGTTACTTTCGAGATCCTTCGTGATCCAACAGCCAGCGGATACGCCGTTAAAGCATTAGTCACTAATAATACATCTTCTTATTAATTGGTGAATGATGTTTGGATGGTTTAAAGGAAAGACATTAGAATCTGTTTTAGATGAAACCAGAAAAGTAAAAGTTTCTGGTGTCGTTTTTACTATTCGTAAGATCAATCCTCTCCATTATCTCGATGGATCGAAGATCATCCAACAGCAATACGATATATATAAGTCCGGTAAGAATGATCAGAATGATGAAGTGAGCACTAAGAAAATGAAAGAGTTCTTTTCTCAATTCTTAGTTGCTTCAGTAGTTCATCCAAAACTTTCTCTGAAGGATGATGGATCAGGGATTTTTGTTGAGAAGATGTTTGTCGATTGGGAAATGTGTATGAAGATCTACTCAGAAGTAATGCTATTCACTTATGGAAAAAAAAAATTCAAATTAAACACCTCTCTAGAGAAAAACTTATAGAACTTGATTTAATATCTAGACGCTATTCGGTAACACCAAGCTCCTATTTAGAAAAACATATTTCTGATTTAACTTTTGATTTATTAGTTGCTTCAGTCGGTTCTGAGAATGAAAATAAATTACATGAGAAGGCGATAAAGCGTGGCAAATAAAGAGGCTAATTTATTACTACGAATTAAAACTGCTGGTCAGGAAGCTCTGAGCAAGATCACTTTTACATTTGGTGATATGATTAATTTAGCTAAATCTCTTGGCGATGCTTTAGCTACTCCAATTAAAGAATTTCATGAGACTGAATTAGCTACTAATGCCCTGACTAAAGCCATGGTCAATAATGGGATCTATTCGAAAGAATTAAAAGATTCCTATATTGAGCAAGCAAATGCCTTATCTAAAGTTAGTCTTTATGAGGGTGATCAGATCCTTACTGCTCAAACTGCTCTCCAACAACAAATTGGATCAATAAAAGTAACTAAGGAATTAACTCAATCTATTCTAGATTTTGCTACTGCTCAAAAAATGGACGTAGCCTCAGCTGCTGAGGTAGTTGGTAAATCTATTGGAACATCTAATAATGCTCTCGGTAGATATGGCATCGAGGTTAATTCAGCAGCATCTGAATCAGAAAAAATGTCTCAAGTAATTCAAGGATTGAATAATAAATTTGGTGGACAAGCTCAGGCTGCAACTGAAGGTCTTGGCGCTCTTGAAATGGTCAAAAAAAGTTTCTTAGATCTTGCTGAAGGTATCGGTGGAAGGGTAGCTCCAGCATTAACACAGGTATCTCAAGAGGTTTTAAAATTTATAGATTCTAGCGAACAATTGCCATTGCTACTTGATGCTGTTGGAGCTGCCTTTAAAGGTTCTATTACTCTTGCCTATTATTTAGTTGAGGCATTCGATGCCATTGGAACTGCTATAGGTCAGACACTTGGAAATATAATAGTTGCTAGTACGCAGTTAATGGAAGGCGAATTTAAAAAAGCATATTCGACGGTAAAGGATGGAGCAGCAGAGACGTTTGATGAAATTGGAAATAAACATCAAGCCTATCAAGAGAGAGTAAATGCGCTTTGGAAAGAAGCCGAATCTAAGGAAGCTGAACATCATGCAACTGAAGAACAGATGCTTAATGAAACACTTAAAAGAAAATCAGAATTACAGCAACAAAAAGCAATAGAGGATGGATTAAAAAAGCAAGAAATAGATGCCCAAAATAGAGAATATTATACTGCTCTTATGGATGCTCAACATGAAGAAGATATGGCCATTCTAGTTCAAAGAGAGGATGAAAAAGCATTAGCAATTCAATCAGCTCAAATAAAAATATTAGAGGCTGCAATAAAACATCAGAATGACATAATAACTAATGCGACAACTCAAGAAGGAAAATTAAAAGCATTAAAAGATAAAGCTAGAATGGAAGAATCTCTAGCTGATATGAAAAATAAAGAGGGTCAATTAGAAAGAGAAGTAGCTCAGAATAAATTAATAGAACAAAATAGAGCTTCAACTCTTGCAACTATTTCTAATCTTCAGAATTCTAGTAATAGAGAATTGGCCTTTATAGGTAAAGCCGCAGCTTTAACTCAGATTGCTATTGATACTCCTGTTGCTATTGGAAGAGCCCTTGCTGCTTTTCCACCACCATTCAACTATGGGGCTGCGGCAGCGGTAGGTGTCTCTATGGCTGAGCAGGCGGCAAAAGTTGCCGGCATTCCATTAGCAGATGGTGGTGTTGTGATGCCTCGTTCAGGAGGAACACAAGCAATCATAGGAGAAGCTGGGAGCGCCGAAGCTGTAATTCCTCTAGACAAATATCCTGGTCTATTAGAGGGCGGCAAATCGATTAATATAACGGTCTATGGCGGTCTCTTGGGGGATCAATCATCTGCCTATGAATTTGCTAAAGCCATTGATAGAGAATTATTAAAACTTAGACAAAATAATGAATCATCGGCATTTGATACGGGGGTTGTATAATGGATTTTTTGACTTCAAATCTAATTAATACTACTACTCAATTGACTCTTAATTCTAATACAACAACTGGATCAAATCTATTCAACCGTGATCCATTCTATCAATATTATACCGATGGGTTAAATAGTGATTCGACGACTTGCTCAATAACTATTACCTTTGATGCGACAACTGCTATTTCTCGTATTGCTTTACTCGATACTAATGCAAAGGAATTTAGCATTTTCTATAATGGATTAACTGCAAATTCTTTTTCACTCGATGGAAATGGATCAACTTCAACTGCATCATGGTCAGCAAATACTGAGGATAATATCTATTTAAGATTAGCAAATACAATTTCAGTTTCCTCTATTACTCTCGATATTAAAGCAACTCAAACGGCTAATGATGAAAAGCATGTAGGATTACTTTACATAGGTGATAATTATTATTCTCTAACTCAAATTCCATCGGCTAATGATTATGATCCAAAGATAAATCCCAAACAAATCATTCATACTTTATCCGATGGTGGTACTCGAGTTCATACGGTTAGACGTAAGAAATCAATTGATATAGGTTTAGATTTTATTAACTCAACTATTAGAGATAATCTAGAATCAATTTTTAACTTAACAGTTCCATTTCAATTCTGTCCTTTCGGGACAACAACCGCATGGGATGGATTCTTTTTTGAATGCGTTTGGACTGGATCATTTGATTTCTATCAATACTCAGATAATGCGGCCGTATCTGGATTTTCTGGAAAGATAAGACTTAAGGAGACACCGTTTTGAGTACTCTTAATTCGCTTATCAAATCACCAACTGCGCAAGTATTTCGTCGAGCCTATATAAAGAGACGCGATGAGGTTACTGGTCAATTTGAAACTGATTGGGTAGAGATAAGTCAGTATATTAAAAAGTATGGTCGAATCACTCAGAAAGTCGATGATGTTAAGTTAAATAAATTTACCTTCGGGAATATTAAAGTCGTTTGTGATAATGAGGATGGTCTATTTAATCCTCATGACAATGAAGCTAGTCTTTGGAATGGCTATTTAAATCAACAAAGAACTTTATTTAAGATTGAAGCTGGTTATATAGATCGACAGCATCGTGATGATGGTGTCTGGATTAATAATGAATTTCCATCAGAATCCGTTTGGGATGAAAGTTTTTGGGATGCTGATTCTAGTCTATGGGACGCGGCTACTTCACAAGTTACATTTGTTGGAGTTATTTCTGGTGATATTCCTTTAAGCGATAGCAATGAAGTTACATTTAATATGAGACCTCTAAACTCAGTCCTTCAGGATTATCCAGCAAGAAATTTAACTGGATGGACATCGACTGGATTTACAGCCTCGAATTTCGTTCGAATGGTCATGAATCAAACAGATGGGTCATCGAATTATTTATTTCTTCCATTCTTTGGAAATACTTCAACCTATTGGGATATATCTACTACCTCTATAGTTTATAGTAATCTTAATACTATTACGGCCGCCGGTGTTTATGATAAAACTGTATGGGAAGTGATTGAAAAGCTTTCAGAAGCCGAGAACTTTGTCCCCTATGTAAATAGAGAGGGCACATTTAGATTTGTTTCTAGGGCACCAAATACTACCTCAGTAAGTTTTGAATTTCATGGAGCAGGTAGTTTTAATGGAACCTATGGACAGACTATTAAGAAGGTCTCTAGTTATGGATCTAAGATTTCAAAATTCTATTCTAGAGTTGAAGTAAAATTTAATGATTCTGATACGACTACTAGTTATGTTTGGCAGGAAGGTTCTTTTACAGTATCACCTGGATCACCAGCCTGGGTATTAGGGATGAGAACATTAAAGGTAGAGAATTTTTTTATCCCTAATACAGCAACAGCACAGACTATCGCCTCTAGCTTATTTACAGAGTATTCTACATTAAGAAATGAATTAGATTTTACTACCTCATTTATTCCTCATTTAGATCTTTTGGATCGTGTTTCAGTTTACTATGACCCATCCGAGGTTCAGATTAATTCATTATGGGATCAGAATAATTGGGCCGCTGATAATACCTCTACTGCCCAAGATCTTATTTTTGATAGCTCTAAAGGTGATGCGATTCGATTATCAGGACAAGAGTTTAAATTTCTTTCGATTGAAATTGATCTCGATAACTTTGAGAATAAATTTATAGCAAGGGAAGTGTAGATGCCATCAAGTGCAACCATAACAAGTTTCTATTCTTTTGCAGCTTTGACAAGGATTAAAAGTGCCGAGGTAAATGCAAACTTTTCTAATTACCGTGGTCATATTATTCCTATTGATCCAAATACAGCTCTTGGTTCAGATCTAACTTACGATCTTGGATCAAGTGATTATCGATGGAATAATATCTATTCACGCCATTTAATCATGTACGGCGATACGACGGCCTCTTCTCCTCCGGCTGGCTTCTATAATATCTATGTTAAATCTACTGATGGAAAAGCATATAAAAAGGACTCAGCAGGACTTGAATCACAATTAGGAGGGGGAGCATTAGTTATTACGGGATCACCGAGTGCAGCCTCTACAATTACAGCTGCTGGTGGATTTACTCATACTTTCTCTAGTGGGGAACGGCAGGCAATCTATTGTGTAGGTGATACATCGACAGGGACAACTGTTACAGCTAATCCTCAGATAACTGCTTCGACATCTACAAGTTATAATTTAGAATACTGGTTAATTGGAACAAGTGATACAAATTCAATCACGCTTAGTGATGGAACTGGTTTAAAATTAAATGGCCCGATGACTCTTTTTAATGGTTCAATATTAAAATTACTTTGGAATGGTTCTCTATGGGTAGAATCAGGAAGGATTGCATAATGATGAAAATATTTTTAGCATTTCTAATTGCATTTACTAGTTGCTTTAGTTTTGGATCAACTAAAACGATTCTAAAAGCTGATATTATCGAAGGCGTAGTTTCCACTAAGGAATTAATTGGATCTAAAGGTCACTTTGAGAAAAACGCCAATGGATGGAATGGATTTGATGATGGTGCAGCTACCAGTCCAGTTGATGGAACTGGTGGAACAGTAACTACTACCTGCACTCGATCTACCTCATCACCAATCGATGGGGATGGTTCATTTTTATTTACTAAAGGTGCAGCAAATTATCAGGGTGAGGGATGTTCTCTTGATTTTACTATACCAGCAAATCTTAGCGGGATAGTTCTAAGGGGATCATTTGAGTACGCTATTTCATCGGGAACCTATACCGATGATGCTGTTCAAGTATGGCTTTATAATGTTACCGATGGCACATTATCACAACCAGCTCCGACTAAGATTAAAAATCATAGTTTAAATAAACAGACTTTTGATTTTGATTTCCAGCCTACTTATGGAACCACTGCAAAAACGTGGAGAGTAATTCTTCATATCGCCGCAACGGATACTAATGCTTATACGATAAAAATAGACAATTGGAAGCTGGGAGCATATCCGAAGAATTACGGATCACCTATTACGGATTTAGTAGCATATACGCCGACAGGTTCGTGGACGGCAAATAGCCCTGTTTATACAGGCTATTGGAAACGTGTCGGCGACATAATGGAGTTAGAGTTAAAGGTTGTTTGTGGTGGAGCACCGACTGCTGCAAATCTTACTATAAATCTTCCGAGTGGTTATTCAATTGATTCAGCTAAATATGTACTAGGTCAAAGAGTTGGTGAAACTTATGTAGAAGATGCCGGAGGCAAAGGTTATGAAGGATTTGCATATATAAATTCATCGACTTCTATAGGTCTATCGATTCAAGATGCGGCTACGGCTTACTCGTTTTCTACTTCGGTATCTTCTACTGTACCTTTTACTTTTGGAGCGAGTGATTTTGCTACAGTAAAGGCCAAAATCCCAATAGTAGGTTGGTCATCTTCTGCAGTCATGAGTAGTGATGCTGATACTAGAGTCAACTCACTAACAGTATATAGGACTGATTCATCTCTGACGGTTACTGCTGGTACCCCTCTTGAGCTAATTTTTAATACAATAGAGACTAACGGTGATACTCATGGACAATATTCAACAACCACGGGTCGCTTCACTGCGTCCACTCCTGGTTGGTACAGATACAGTGCAAATGCCTACACTGCTATGGGCGCAACTGCTGCTACTAACGTAGGTTTATATGCCATGAAAAATGGAACAGGGTCGTTTTATGGTTACGATTATACCGATGCTTTAACTAACTCAAAAACTTATACGCTAAAATCTACAGATAAGATTTACCTAAATGCCGGTGATTATATATCTATCTGGGCAGCATCCACAGGACAAAATGTCACTGTATCACACACTGGTACTTCAAGCCATGTAAGTTCATTCACGGTAGAACGCATATCAGGCCCAAGCCAAATAATGGCGAGTGAGACCGTGGCGGCGAGGTACACGCTTACTTCATCTACTGGAAACTCTAGTTTTGCTGACGTTACGGACGAAATTATAGATTTTGATTCAAAAGACTTTGATTCGCATGGTGCGGTCACTACTGGTGCAAGTTGGAAATTTACAGCCCCAATTAGTGGTACTTATAGAATTAGTTCTTTAACTACATGGAACAGTACTACTAATTTAGTGGGCACTCTTGTGAAAGTATATAAGAATGGATCCGAAGATAGAAGACTAGGATTTGGTAAAACAGAAGATACCGTTAACGGTACTACTTTGATTAGATTATTAGCTGGCGAATACATAAATTTAATTTTAAATCAGGATGATTCTGGAGGAGCGGCAAGAGCAATTTTTACAGGAGCTAACTCAGGTCGATTTTCTTGGATTGAAATTGAGAGAGTCGGAAACTACTAAAGGAGCCCCAATGAAACTACTCATCATCACACTACTACTCACTTCATGCGCATAAGGAGAATCTATGCCATCAACTGCAACGATAACCTCATTCTATAATTTCACTGCGAATACTAAAGCTCGTGCAACTCAGGTTAATGCTAACTTCGATATTCTTAGAGGACATCTAATTGCGATTGATCCAAATACTTCTACTGCTGCAACTACTGAGACTTATGATCTTGGTTCGACTGAATATCGTTGGCGGACAGGATATTTTCGTGAAGTAGATTTTAAGAGTAATACCTCGACTGGTCAGGCTCTTAAAATAGTTGGAGATACGGCAGCAGGACAGGGAGCATTTCTTTTTAATAAAGATGGAGCTACTCATGCTCGGTTTGGTGGCGGAAATACTTTTATCAATTTAGATACTACGACAAGTCAGTTTGATTTTAAAATTGCTGGATCAACTCAAGGTTCTGTAAGTATAAATAAATGGGTTTCATTTATTCCTACAAGTACCGGACAATGGGATTTTATTTTAAATGGGTCAACATTAGCGTCGATAGCTACAGGAAAATTTAATAGATCATTGCTAGTCCAACCTACTACATATGGCGCAAATATTAATGCCGCTACTATAAATACGACGACGTTTCAACTTATTGCGACACTATCAATGACTTCTTATGGTGGTCCAGTATGTGTTGGATTAAATTATTTCAGAAACGCAGGGGGTGTACTATATATATATGCATCAACCACTGGTGTAACGTTCGGACAGGCTCAATTTAATATTTATAGAGATGGTACGGCTGCTGGAAATAATATTTATAATATTA